TCTCGGCCTCCGCATTGATGCAGAAGTCGCTTATAACTATACTGGATTTTCCTGGTTGGCCGACTGGTTCGTTAATTTGGGCGACGTGATTCACAATCTCGTTGCCTTCGGATCAGACGGCCTTGTCATGCGGTATGGGTATCTCATGTGTACTACTACATATGAGAATACATACACCGTCACGACGCCTCTCTTCGGACCGGTGTCTACGACGTATCGTACAATCGAGAAAGCTCGGTTGCACGCCACCCCGTTTGGCTTTGGCCTGAAGTCTGAGGATTTGACCCCTCAACAGATGGCTATTTTGGCTGCTCTTGGTCTCTCTCAACGCCCTAGGCGCTGATAGGGACCACCAACCCCAGAAAGGAACCCTTTGTAAGGATTTCTTTTACCTTTAAGGAGTAATGCATGGCTTTTGCCGATCCTCAGTCTGTCACGGTTAACTCTGTGGCGCAGTCTCTCCCGCGTACCGCGAGCGAAGCTTCGTCGTCCATCTACACGAAGGACGATGGGAGCTACCAGCTCTCGATCTCGCACGAGAACGGTCGACGCACGCGTCGACTCGTCAAGCTGCGTTCCACGAAGTTCTCGCCGGACCCGTTCCTGCCTACGCAGAACCAGAAGGTGTATCTCGATGCACACCTGGTGGTCAACGTGCCCCCTGCGGGGTACACGATCGCGGAGCAGAAGCAGGTCGTCGACGCTCTGGTGGCGTGGCTTTCTTCGGCCAACATCACCAAGCTGCTCGGCGGCGAGTCGTAACAGACAACGCCTTCGTGTGGCCGGGGGGTAGGGGACTTTTTGACCCCTCCCCCGGTTCACATTGCGTCATGAGGTAAGGCAATTAGTCATGCTATGGATGACCAACCCCAAAAGTATTTGGAGTGATCATGAAAAGCCTGACGTTGCTTCTAAAGGAGGTGCTGGCTGACGCCGGCACCAGATGCTGCACAAGTACCACTCTTGACTACAAAACTGTCAAGAGGCGTGTCGAACACGAAGGTGAATCATTTCTTATGATCACCCTGCCACGCTTTGGAAAGGACTTTCAAGAAGCCCTTGACAAAGGTGAGGTAGCTCACGACCATTTTCTGGGTTTTTCCAGGCATGGCGGTCTCCCCCGATTTCTCGGAGGTTTCCTTGAGCTTGTGTTCGACCGTGGCACCGGTCGGCTCGTCGCCGATCCTTCCATTGACGCAATCCATGCTGTACGCCAGATTTGTCTGGTGTTCAGTAAGGTTGAAGAACCTTGCTCGCCGAGCAGGGTTTCCTCCGCAATGAAAGGATATGTCGACTGTGAGAGAACGGTCACGGAGCATGACGGGGTACTGGGTGGGGGTCTTCTTGACCATTACACTCGTGTACATCACCGTCTTTGGGCTCCTGCTTACTCGAATCTAGACCGCCAGGTCTGGCTCGATGAGCTGTTGCCCAAGCATG